ATATTAGCCGTTTCAGTATTTAAACCAAACCTAGCACCTATACCATATTGAAAATACCAATTCCCATCTACGTTCCATCCTTCTCTTCCGTTCATTACAGAACCTTGATTAAGATAAATAGATTGTGCACCTCCAAAAATTCTTTCAGTATCTAGTGTGCTAAACTCAGGACTTAAAGCTGCTCCATCTTGGTCAAATAAAATATTATAATTATTGTCTTGTAAGTAAGCTTGACTCCAATTAGTTTGAATGTTCTCTGAAAGAGGATACATTAATCCATCTCTATACTGAGATACTCTTACCCAATTAACATAATCAGATGGTAGTACAAATCTTAATGTATCAGAAACTTCTAATTCTAAAATTTTAATTTCTTTAAACGCATCATAATTTAATTCTTGAATTGCTCTCTTAGCGTGAAACAATATTTTAAATCGTTCTTCGTTGTTTACAAGACTATGGTTTCCTGCATACATTAACATAAAATTGTTAACAATGTCTTCTAAAGATACATACTGATATGACCCCCAATTAGCATCTGTAGGGTCTACTCCTCCATTTTCGTAATACTGATACTGTGTTATATATGCCATAATCTATTTTTCTGCTTGTTCTGATTGTTGTTCTTCTGCTCCTGCAAACTGAACTGCTTGTATTTCTCTAATACTCATACCTGCGTACTGAAGTATTTTCATAATTAAATTAACCTCATCATCATTTGGTAATTCAAAATCTTGATAATCTGCTGCTCCTTCATCAAATGAAGGCTCTCCATTTGTTAAATCAACATATGTCCATCTAGGAATAAAAGGAAATCTAATATACTGTGAAACCAACTGCCCAATTCCATCAACTGTATTAGGATAAATTTGTGCAAAATCTCCGTTCTGCGTGAATGCAGGGTAAGTAAGATTTGGTCTAGTTAAAAGAGAATTGTTTAACATAGTAATTTTACTATGAGTTACCTTTTCTGCTTCCTTAATATCGTCTGCGGAATAAATATTATAAGTTTTACCAATAGCATCCCATACAGTTTCACCACTTGTAGGAGCAACAATTAATTGAGTTGCACTTGTTACTGTAATTATAATAGTGTTATATGTTACACCACTTGTTACTGTAGAAACAATATCACCTACCGCTACACCATCATTAATAAAAGATGCCGTACTATCCTCAACTAAAACCGCACCACCATTTGTTGCGGTAGTAGTCCCTTCTGCTAGTTCTCTATTATATACTAGGTTTTTGTTTATTAAATAGTAATCATTATTAGTAGTTGTTAATGATGGAAGGAAATACAAACTGCCTCCTGCATTTAATAAAGGTAACTGAACAGAGAAAGTATCAATAACTTCTTCTAGTCCTTTTGTTATATCAGCATATCCTGTTCCTGATTGCCTTGCATTTTCTTTCGATATTTGATAGTTATATGAGTAAAAATAATTCTCAAACAAATCTAACTGAGCCTGCTTTGCAAACAAATTGAAGTCAGAAGGTGAGATATAGCCGTAGTTATTTTTATTCAGAACTGACATTACCGTTTGTCTAACTGAGTTTATCATCTGTATTCTTTTGTACAAAGATAAACAAAATAAAAAGACCCCTTCAAAAATGAAGAGGTCTCTAAATAATTAAAAAGATTTTTTAATTAAGCAATAGTAAGTCCTGTTACTGCTTGACCAATTGGTAATTGTACATATGAAACTGCTTTCATCCAATTAGTTTGTGCTGCAACAATAAGTGCTGCATTAATAGCATCACCCATAGCAACTGTAAATCCTGTTCCTACTAATGTGTAGGTTGATGCGTTGTCTACAGAATGAATGATAACAGAAAGACCGTCTCCTGCTATTACTCCTACTACTAAACCGCTTCCAACTGCAAGTTGTACCGGTTCGAAATCTTCTACTGCAAATTGTAAATACTTGTTCATAATCGTTAATTTTTAAAAGTTAGTAAAAAACACCATCTTCGTGATAGTGACTATCTTACAAAGATAATATAATTATTATAAGCTTTCAAGGTACTTTAATACCTCTAATCCATCGTCAGACTTTAAATGTGAGACTACTAAGTCCATACCATTTTGTCCGTAAGGTACATTAAGCATTTTGGTTTTGTTTGTTGATGTGCTAAACCATACCTCTTTATTGCTTTTTCTAAACGATAAAAGACCTTTGTCAAAAAACTGTTGAACAGTTGCTTGTATTTTTAATTCAGGGTCATTAATAACATCCATAAAGTCTGAAGGATAATTTTTAGCATACACTAAAACATCTCTCTTTAATTCTGCAGTTGAAACCTTAGAAGTGTCTTTATTAAATAAGACTCTACATACAGTTTCTAATTGGTCTATTGATAATGACTTAGCTTCTACTAACGCATCAGCTTCTATCATTAACATCTCTACCTCTGCTTCTGCATCTAAAGCTGCATTAACTTCAGCAAACTTCTTTCCGCTTAAAGGGTGATAGTGTAAAAATTCTTGAAGTATTTGATTTTCTTTTGCAACGTGTAAAAATCCGTCTTCAAAAATAATAGGTGTCAACAAAGCATTGCCATCTTGTTCATCTTCGAAAGGACTTTTTTGATTACTTGCATATCTCAAAGAACGATTGATACCGGTCTCTTCATCGAAGTGCATTAAAGGAAATCTTTTACTGTTTCTTGTTGGTAACATAAAGGCTAACGGAGCCACCGATTGTGTCAAACGATATTGTTTGTCCACATAAACTTTCTTTTTTGTTTTCATTATAATAGAATTAGATTAAAATTTAAAATTTAAAATTAAAAAAAAAGGAAGGCAACACCCAATTTTAGTTGCCTCCCCTTTTAGTTATTTACTTCTTATTGGTTGAATAAGAAGAAGTTGTTAGCACCTAAAGTACATACTGCTCTTTCAGATAAGAAATGAACCTCCATAGCATCTAAGCTAGAAGTCTCTGCTCCACCTGCTGAACCTGTAATCCAAGTCTTGTAACGTCTGTCTTCAGTTTCTGAAGCTCTATATCTAACGTGCAAGAATGGTCTCTTAGCGTTCTTTCCTAAAATTTGGTCATACACAGAAGTAGAACCTGCAGGAACTAAAAGTCCATTAACTCTACCTGAACCTGCTGCAGTTGGTAAACCACCACGCATTGTTGGGTCATTTAAGTATTTCCAATCAGACTTGTAGAAATCATAACCTCTACGGAATCCTGTGAAACCTAAGTTCAAAGCCATATCTTTCTCATTGTCAAAAAGACCATAAGAAACACCACCTGCTGCATTAGATGATTGTTGAGATAACATATCGTCAATGTCGAAAGAGAAATCTCTATCTACAAATACAACGTTTTCTTCAATAGCACCTTGCTTATCAAGTCTAGAGATAATTGAATCCCACTCTGCAAGAGTTGTTGGATTACCTGCTCCCCATACGTTTCCTCTGTTCTCTACAACGTAGAAAATACCATCAGAACCTTTGTTACCTACATCACCTGTAGTAGCAATTGCTCCTGAAGCTGCTTCAGCAGGAACTGCTTCAATCATTGCAGTCTCAAGATAATCGTCAAAACGTAATCTTGTTTCGTGCTCAGACTTCAAATACCATAGGTATCCATTTGCTCCATTTTCAGTAGTTACTTCTACCCATCCGATTTGCGCCATATCAGAACCTGATACTGCATACTTATCTTTGATGATGATAGGAGAATTCTCGAAGATGAAATCATCAGCTTCTAATGAACCTGCCATTCCTTCTGTTCCTTTTCTGAATTCAGAACCATAGATGAACAAAGAATAAACTTGTGCAGCTACAGTAGTTAAACCACCTGCGTTATAAAATGCAACAGAGATAACTCTTGTAGCATAATCTACTGCAGTTACGATAGCTTTAACACTACCTGCTCCTGCGTTGTCAGAAATCATTACTGTTTGTCCAACACGAACTGCGATAGAACCTGATTCTGCATTAACAAATGCAGGATTCAACGCATCGTTTATTGTAAAGTCAGCAACATCTACACCTGCAGCTACTGCAGTTGTACAGTTAGTATACTTGGTATGTAATCTTCCTTGTTCTGCCCATTTGATAAGGTCAGAGTTTGATGGCATTTCAGCACCAACCATTCTTAAGAAAGAAGAGATAGTTCTGTTTCCATATCTTTCGAATTCTTTTTCGTAAGTATCAGGAAGATACTGATTTAAGAAATCGAAGTTTGTAATGTAGTTTGAACGTACAGGTACTCTCTGAGCACTTGGTTGTAAGTCAAAACCGGGTATATTTGATACACTCATTTTTGTTTTTTTTTAAATTATTAATTATTTTCTTTTACTCCTAATCTTTAACCCTCTACCGTGGTCGGGAGTTACAGATTTAATTTGCATACCACCTTTAGTAGACGAAGTTTCAGGAGCAGACCGTGTAGTCATATTCACATTTTTCATTTTTCTCATTGATTCATCGGCTGCAGCAGACTTACCTTGTTCGAAAAAAAACTTCGCAAACCTATCAGGTTGCATTGCCATTGCTAATGACTTGTGATATCCTGCAGCATCTTTTAAAGTTCCGTCTTCTCCTTGATATTTATTGCTAAATTCTACAGGGTTAGAATGAATCTTTTTTAGTTCCGCAGCATCACCGGGAGAAAACAAAATTTTGTTGCCATCTAATTCGAACTCAAAACCTTTGAACTCGTCAAACACATCACTTGTTTTTTGTAGATAAACCTCTCTATTTCTTTTGAGTCTATCGCTTTCCGTCTTCGCATTGTTAACATATTGGTTATACTCCTCATCTTCTTTTGCTTTTTCAGAATCAGAAGCACCCCTAGACTCTAGAGGGACTTTATACATTTCCTGTTGTTCAGCAAAATAATCTTTGGCTTTCGCAATAATTTTTTTCTTTGATAGCTTAATTTTTCTAATTTGCTTTTCGTCATCTAAGTCTTCATCGAAAGAATACTCTTCCATTAAGTCTTGTATGTCATCAGCATCCAACCCTTTTTCGGTTGCAGATAGATAATCAGCTAACAATTTATCAGGTTCTACTTCATCATAATCCTTCTGTAATTCATAGAAGTCATTGATTCCACGACCTGTGTCTTTTTTATATTTAAGATATTTGGATACATCTTCGGGTAGCGGTTCATTGTCTGCCCTAGTTTGATTAAACTCATCTAATGAGGTTATCTCTTTCCCATATCTTTTTCCAATAAATTTAAGAACGTCATCCTCACTTACTTCTGAAGATGTAATTTCTTTATCTTGTTCAGCTACCGGAGTCTCCTCAGCAGTAGTTGTATTTGTTGTGTCTGTAAGTGTTACAGTATTGTCTGTGCTATTTGATTCACCAACATCTGTAAACGACTCTTCGTG